CATATTCCTTAGTCCCTTACATCTTATTTACACTATAATAGTGTAAATACTTACGTAAATTAAAAAAAGAGTATGCCTTATTCATTTAAAGATATAAAAGTCTCCATTAACGGGAGTGGGATTTATTGTAGTCAGGCAGAGCTGCAGAATACGGCTCAATATGTGCCCGCATATAATGTAGCAAGTCCAATGTCCAATAATTATGTTGGATCTAGAGACGTGGAGGGGACTCTGTCTCTATCGTATTTCTTAACTGGAGCTGACCCGTTGGCCGACTTTTTAAATAAAACTATTCCATTCGGTGTAAATATGGGTGGGCTAAAAATAAACTCTGGATATGTAGACGCATATAAATTGTCTGCCAATTTAACTGAGCCCGCATCTGCCGAGGTGTCCATAAAGTTCTATGAGGATATCGAGGGCACTCTGGGGTCGGCTGGCTTTATGAGTTTTATGTCTGAAGCCCTCGGAGAGCCCGTACCGAACGATTTATTGGATAAGGTCGTGCCGCTCGCCGTGTCCGACGCGACCATAGAAGGGGGAATCTCTGTCAAGCAGGGAGAGGCTCTTTCGCTATCGTATAGTTATAGTTGTGAAGTGGAGCCCGCTTACGTCATAGGAAAAAGAATCCCATCAAATATAATATTTGGGGTCGAAAAGGCGGAGGCACAGGTTTCTCTTTATAGTTATGATATGAGCCTACTTACTACTGGAATAAGGGAAAATTTCAAAATTAATTTTAATGATAAAAATGGAAATACGCAACAGTCTTTTGTAGTTAATTCTCACATTGGTCAAAAATCGCTTACCTCTTCAGCGGGAGGAGGAAGAAATCATGTTACTCTAAATATGGGTCAGACTAATTTAGGTACGCTTGATGGAGAAGAGCCGCTAATAACTAGTATGGTTCCGGACTCCGGTGACACGGGTGATGATGTAAAGCTTCAGGGAAATAATTTTCTTAGCGTAGAAAAGATATTTCTGGGGCAGTATCCTTGTAAAATATCTGGATACTCCTCCACAGAGGCGGTTTTTTATGTACCTCGGGAGGTATTTTCCGGATATAAAGCTCCTGTATATTTAGTCTCAAACGGAGAGAAGTTCTCTTCTCCAACGGGATTTCTAGTTACCGGCGGGGGTACATTTTAATTTTTTTAATTCTTTCGATTAGCTCAAAGACTTTGATTTTTGATATGTCATTAAGAGAGTTAAGCTGAGCATCTGGTTTATACTTTTCCTTCAAGAGCTTTATTTTTAGTTTGTCAAAAGATACTCCCTTTTCCCTCATCAGGCCTTGAAGCATATTTCTTGGATCAAGCAGGTTATCTGTCTGTTCTTCGTTTTGAATTTTTGCATTTCCTAGCTCTTCTTGGGAAACAATGTTAATTTTTAAAAAATTTCTGACACAGCGCACAAACGCTCTGTTTTCTGCGATTGGCCCTAGAAAAAATTTCGCAAAGCTTTTCGTATTATGTGGCGTCGCATCTCCGACGGAGGAAAACACGACTTCTCTGCCTTCCGTTTCGTAATTAGGAATCCACTTGATAGAACAAGTCGCTGCGACATAGTCTGAAGAGGGGGTAGAGATGTCATAGGTAACATCCGTGTAGCCTCTGATCTGGGCTAGTTCTTTGATGCCGCCAAGTAGAATAATTAGCTGATAGTCTTTTAGTTTTGTGACATCGGTTTCGTCTGTTCGGTCTTTATTCGGGACAAGGAACTCGGTGCTAATCATCTTGCGCCAGTCTATTAGGCCGTCTTCGGTGTATTGATAATCAACGCTCTCAAGTAATCCGTGATCGTTCCTTTTAATTAGTTTCATATTTTTATTATAAAAGAAGCCCTCAAATGGGTCAAGCTTATTTTTTGACGAAAGCTCCCCAAGCCGCTCTCCAAAACAGCATGGGCCTGTATTTTTCTAGGGAATCGTGTGTGCCGCTCATGTGCTTGAGCTGTGTGCCACAACTTCTCCATATATTTTTGGCACGCATAACAGAGTGATAAAATGACCTATCATGGGCGTAATCATGAACCATTACTACGTCATTCGGCTTCAAAAACTTTACGTATTTTGCAACATCCGCGTTTTTCTTAGCGCTATCTACCAAAAGTATTGTCCTTCCCTCTCTCTTTATGATATCTCCTAAGTAGTTTGGGTCTGCATCTTTCGATGTCAATTCAGAGACAAAGCCGTGTTTTTCGCATGCCGTACATTTATGCGGTTCAGTTTCAAATGTACTGAATTCTGTATCGTACTTCTTGCATTCTTCGTTAAGAAAGTACGAAAATCCTCCCCTGCCTGTTCCTAATTCAATGACTCTCTTTATTTCTTTTTCAGTTTTAAAGAATCTCCTGAAGGCCGCAATCGCGTAACAATTTTGTTCCATTAGGCAGCATCCACATGTAGAAGTGGTGACCTGCTTGCCGCCGGGGCCTCGTTGGATTGAAAAGCGAGCCCTTAATCCTTTGACGTAGTCTGCTCTGTCTCTCATTCTATTTTTTCTAGCAGTATGTAGTTCTCTGCTTGGTCCCAGAAGTCGGGGTCATCTATGACGGGGGAGGGAGCGAGGTTTCTCACTTTTAATACTGGGTCATTTTTTTTCGAGAAAACGCTGCTTGTGTAGATGTCGTCTTTGAATACGCTGAAGCAAGAGGTCTTATAGTAAATTTTGCTTAAGTCCTTACCTTTTAGCTCTTTTATGTCTTCTATGCAAAGTTTCGGCTTCCTGCTTATCCCTCCGACATCGAGGAGCTTTAATTTGACGGATTGATGTTCCTCTTCGCTCATTTTTGTAAGAAAATAGAGCGTAACTCCGGTCTTTTTTAGGAGTTTTAGGTAGTTGGGGTCGGTATCTTCATCTATGAAGAAAACAAACTCATTAATTCTGTGTTTAAATTGTTTTATTATGTTTAAGTTGATGGGCTTGTCGGTTACTATTGAGACTTTGCATTTTTGCATCTGTTTCTGCAGCGCTGCTTCATTAAAGTAATTGTCCATTCGAACTATTATGGAATCTACTCCAAGTTCTTCGTTGTTTTCAATATAGGTCGCCGGGATTAATTCTATTTTTCGTGAATGATATTCATTGCCCACTCTGACCGTACGGTAGGGAAAGTCAAAATCAATTCCCAGTAATTCGCAAACACTTTTTGCGATATCTTCTGGTTTAATTTTGTTAATTGATTTCACTGACTCGACGGGAGAGTAGCTTGGCTTTTCCCCCTCGCTTCTTTGGGGTTGCAATATAATTGTATCGTCTTTATTGCTCCAGTATGGGCCCGACTGTGAGGGGAGCATGTTGCAGTATAGCCCTACAAGTTTTTTGCCATATCCTGATGCGAAGTGGATGCCAAAGCTATCTATTCCGAGATGGAGAACGGAGTTTTTAATTAAATATGCAGTTTGATTAAAGTCTGTTCGTCCTTTCATGTCAAAGCATCCGTATATGTCTTTTTCATTGGGGAGGCCTAGCTGAATTATTTTGATATTTTCTTTTTTTAAAGTAGGTAATAAGATATCTGTGACTTCGTCCCAGTAGTCATATTTTCTGGACTCAAATTTGCCGTAGGGCTGAAGTGTTATGTAATCTTCGGTGAATGGTAGGGGGATGAATTTTTCGTATGTATAGGGTTTGTCTATTTCAAGACCCGTATTTAAAGCAAATGATTCTACTAAGTGCATATTACCACCATACTATTTTTATTGTGAACTTATAAATTACCAATGCTAAGATACCACATAAGGGAAATACTAGCAAATTTCCCGTCGCAAGGCATGTTATTAGTGTTAACCACACAGAGGAACATAGGGGACACGTTATAAGTCTGATAAAGAACCCCCCGCGAAAGTTCTGCAGGTAAGTTATGTAATCTAGGGCTGGGTCCTTTTTCTGTTTTTCTTTAAAGTCGTCAATTAAGAAAAATTTATTGCCACTAAAAAGGGTAACATATTCTTCGAACGCGTCGCTGTGCAACCATATTATTTGAATTAACGCGACAGTACAAGAGATTAAAAGTATTTCCATAATGTATTAAATGTTTTTATTTTCTAATTTTATATCAAATTGGGTTGCTAGGTCTATGGAAGAAGAGTCTCTTTCGTAAACATGATTATAAATCACTTTCTTTATCCCATATGCGGCAATCATTCTAAGGCATTCATTACAAGGTAGATGAGTCGAGGCCAAAAGGTCGCATTCACCGGGCTTAATATATCTAGTGGACGACTCTTTGCCGTCGATCATCCCTGTCAGACCAGTCAATTTCTACACCGGATGGTGCGCCATTGTATCCTATGCCCGCTATGCTGTTGTCTGCTCTAAGCGCGCAAGCTCCCACTTTTAAGTAAGGGTCTTCGCTTCTCTCAGAGGCAACAAATGCCAGCTTCATGGCATAGGTGTCCCAGTCTATTCTCAAGTGTCACGCTTTCTCGTAAATATTCTGAGGGCGACCAAATGCAGTTTTAAGGGTATCTACCTTGACCAACTCACCCCTTCTTAGTTCGACTCTCATTTTCTTCCTCAAAGAAGAAGCCGAGAGAACGTTACCAGATTGGAGAGAGTTAAATGTAAACCTGCCTTCCGGCCATAGAACGTCAATTTTTGGTCGTCCCCTGCTCTTTTGTAGGGCTTCTGCAGGACTTTCCATTACGGCTCTTACAGCTGGATCGTTTTCTAATGTATATGTATCTTCCATGTAGTACATGGTACAGCACTACCCAGAATAAGGCAAGTATATTTTTTATTTAAAATTTTTTTTCATTTATAATAGTTATGACAATACTGGAATCAAGTAGCCACCTGTATAAATGGTTTTCGGAAAACGACTCGTTTTCTATGGAAAGCGATTTCATAAAGCTTATACCGATAACCGAAACCCCTAATAGGGACAAGGCTTCGGTGCTCGCGGCTTTGGGCGACCTTGAGGAGGCCCTACTGGTTAAGGGTAGCGTCCATGGGGAAAACAAATATTGGATATTAAAAAAGTCGTTTTCGTCTTTTGATCAAACAGTCAGCGTCGGCCCGGAAGTCGGGT